ACGCAGATACTCGGTTCGTAGTATCTTCGCACAAGGTTTGCTTAATTGAGGTTTGGGAGGGCAGTCAGCAATGGCTGCCCTTCTTATTTTTGCACCTATGAGGATTTGCATCGTTTACAACGCCCACCCAACGGGTTGCAGTTTCTATCGGTTAGAAATGCCGAACGCTTACCTTGGCGACAACTACCCGGAATTTGACTATGTCTGCGTTGAGAATATCACCACGATAAGCGACGAGGGATTGAAATCCATTGACTTGTTCCTGTTCAGTCGGCTTTGGTGTCAGGGTACAATGGAGCAGGTTGAGAATGTGTACAAGGCCCTGACCCAATTTGGAGCCAAAGTCATCCTTGACTTGGACGACTATTGGGTGCTGGAATCGGGGCATATCATGTACAGGCAGTACCACGAAACCAAACTCGCAGATGTCATCCGCAAGCACATCAAATTAGCCGATTGGGTTACCTGTACCACCGAACACCTTGCTGCTCGCATACGGCCTCTAAATGCGAATGTGAGCATTCTACAAAACGAACCCTACGAGGCTTATCAGCAATTCATCCCGAACCCCGAAGAAGAACCCGACAAGCATTTGGTGAAGTTCGGTTGGTTCGGAGGTGCGCAGCACGGAGAGGACATGGAACTGCTCCGTGAGGGAATGCAGCAGTTGAGGTGGGATGCAAACTTGGATGGCAAGTACCGCCTCTACCTCGGAGGCTGGAACGACAACAACCCTGTCTATGAAGGCTACGAGAAAATAATCAGCGACCAAGGGAATAACCCTAATTACGGGAGGATTCAGGCTGCTGACATCTATTCCTATGTGGGAGGCTACAACTTCGTGAACGCTACCCTTGCACCGCTTCGGGATACCAAGTTTAATAAACTCAAGTCCGAGTTGAAGGTGGTCGAGGCAGGGTGGATGAACAAAGCCATCATCGCATCCGAAACCATCCCATACATCGATGTCATCCAGCACGGGCAGAACGGGTTTCTCGTCCCTTACAACAAACCCAAGGACTGGTACAAGTACATCAAGCAGTTGATCCTTGATCCTGACCTTCGCAAGGGCATGGCCGACAACCTCACAAGGGACATCAAGAAGCAGTTCAATGTAGCCGAAACCGCCAAGAAGCGAGCCGAACTATACCGGCAAGTCGGGCGCAAATTGTGAAATAAGGGCGGTCGGTACATTTAGGGGTAGATGCTTTATCTCAACCCGAATACCACAAACACCCTAACGGTTACTTGGACCGAGCGTTCCAGTACGGGCGATCGCTACATCTTGCGCCTGACAAGCATCGCCAAGAATACCACGACCGACTACACGCTGCTGAAATCAGCCAACCTATCTTCTTACACCAACCGCTATGACCAATTTCAGATTGCCGTGGGGTCGCTTGAAACAGGCTCGTATAAGTATGAAGTTTACGATACCAATAGCACGGTTGCCTCGGCTTTGGCGGTCGTTGAAACGGGCTTGGCTTTTGTACAAACCGCAACGATAGGATTCAACACCTACGCCAATACCATCAACTACACAATTTACGGGGCATCCGATGAGGGTGTCTTTGATTCCACCTTTGATTCAACCTTTGCCTAATGAGCGTACAAACACGAAGCGAACTCCAAGCGAGTTCCTTAACAATCACCAACGAAACCGCTGCTGGAGCGAACACCGCTGCACGGGTGGGTGGTTTATTTGATGACCTTGCCGATACTGCGACTCTGAATCGTGAACGGGGCTTTGGGTCCTTGAGCGTTTCGGGCGATACCAACTTCACCCCAACAAGCAATGCAGCGGTCAAGTTGACGATTGCGATGGATGAAGGGATTTTGTCAACCTACAACTTCACCATTAACAAAACCACCTGCGTGATTACCTACACAGGCATCGCTGGTGCTGCGTTGAAAGTGTCTGCAAACCTGACCTTTTCTGCAAGCAACCAACGTGAGTTTGAATGGTACATCGCCAAGAACGGAAGCACGATTGCATCCAGCAAGGCAGGGATTACGATGTCCCACGACAACGGCCATGCGGTCTATTTTGAAGCCTACCTCACCGCTGCGGTCAACGACCAATTCAGCGTGTTCGTCAAGTCCATAGATTCAGCAGAAGCCATCACGATTCAGTCCCTCAACTTTACCGCAGTAACGCTATGAGTACCAAATCTACTCAACACTTCACCCAATGGCTGGGGATTGAGCATAAGGTCCCTGTAATGCTTGAGAACCGCTCCGGCAAATACATCACCTACGGCTTTGCCAACGAATATCCCTACTACCTCCTTGACAACTATCGCAGGAGCAGCAAGCACAACGCCATCGTCAACGGGAAGGTAAACTACATCATGGGCGGTGGCTGGCAGGCAGGGGACAACCTGACCGTAGAGCAACAAGCTCGGTTCATCAAGTTCTTTGATGGAATGTCCAGCACGGAGGACCTGAACGACATCACGGAGAAACTGGTCCTTGACTTAGAAATCTTCAACGGGTTTGCGGTTGCGGTTACTTGGTCCAAGTTGGGAACCATCGCCAAGATGGAACACGTTCCCTTCGAAAAGATTCGGGTTGACAAGGAGGAAAAGATGTTTCAGGTCGCCGACTGGTACAATGACGATATGATGCAGTTGTTCCCGAAGGTTGGCGACATCGAGAAGATTCCAGCCTTTGACACCGAGAACCGCATCGGTAAGCAGTTGTTCTACTATCGGGTTTACGCAGCAGGCGTGAAGCACTATCCGTTGCCGGAATACATCGGTGGAAACGCTTGGATTGAGGCAGACGTACAGGTGGCGAACTTCCACAACAACAACCTCCGCAATAACTTTTGGGGCGGTTACTTAATCAACTTCAACAACGGGATTCCGACACCCGAAGAACAGGGCGACATTGAAAGGCAAATCAAGCGTAAGTTTTCGGGAACCGACAACGCTGGAAGGTTCGTGGTTACGTTCAACGATGATGCTGCAAAGGCTCCTACTTTGGAACCGCTCACACCGAGCGACATGGACAAGCAGTTTGAGATACTGAACAAGGCCATCCAACAAGAGATTTTCATCGCACACCGTGTAACAAATCCATCGTTATTCGGTGTCAAAACCGAGGGCCAACTCGGAGGAAGAACTGAATTGGTCGAGGCCTACGAACTATTCAAAGCAACCTACGTCAACGACAGGGTGCAGAAGGTCGAAAGAATGATAAACTACTTGGGGTCTTTCAACGGAGTTGAGGGTATGGAATTGATTCCTACCAATCCAATAACGGAGCAGTTGAGCGAACAGGCACTCCTTCAAGCCATGACCCCTGCTGAACTGCGTGAGAAAGCAGGCTTGCCACCGATTGAAATCAAGACCGAATCAAGCGTTCAAGACGTTATCACGGCCATCAATTCGCTTTCGCCTTTGGTTGCTAACAAGGTTTTGGAATCTATGTCAGCAAACGAAATCAGGGCATTGGTGTCCTTGCCTCCAAAAGCAGAGGGTTCGGGTCTTGCTGGGGAAACGGCAGCCGTAGAGGTCAGCCCTGAACCTACTGCACCGCAAGGCTTGGCCTCCAACGACAACATAAAGAAGTTGTCGGGCAGGGAGTACCAAAACCTGATGCGTATCGTCAGGCAGTATATGCAGGAAAAAATCACTCTTGAAATGGCTCGGACGATGCTCTCGGCTGGATTCGGTCTATCTGCCCAAGAGATTGACACGATGCTGGGCGTTCAGTCCCAAGAGTTCAGCGAGCCTACATGGGGCGAAGAGGACGATGAAGATTACGGCTGGGGCGATGAGGAGTTTAAGGTCTTGGAGGTCGTTGCAAGCAAGTTTGGAAGCCATGCGGACGATTACCATGTTATGCACTCCAAGCCGATGCGGTTCGATGCCAACATTGACGAGAATATCCGCTTGGCCTTTGCCGAGTTAGGTGAGGAAGAAAAGGAACTGGACAAGAAGATTGAAGCCTACCGCAAGAAGAACCGGGACGCAAGCGTTGAAGAAATGGCGAAGGAATTTGGAGTTAGCAAGGCGAAGGTCGCCAAGCGTATCGCTTACTTGATAACCAAAGACCGCTACCCAATCAGCCGGGCGGTGGACCAAATTGCCGAGCAGAACCTCCCCAAGGGCGTGAAGGAAGTGGCCGAGCCTGTCTTGGAAGTGAGATACAAATACGCATGGGCAACGGGATTCAGCAACAAGGACAAGCGGTCAAGCCGTGAGTTCTGCAAGGTCATGTTGGACTTGGCCGACCAAGGCAAGGTCTATACAAGGGATGACATCGATGGGATTAGTGCGATAATGGGCTACTCGGTTT